AGGCGCTTCTATGTGTTGGGCGCGTCTTTGCCTTAGATCATTCAAGAACGCCTTGCAGGCGCGGCGAATGGCGCCAGAATTGCCGCCTTGACGATCAAGCCAGTCTGAGAACTTCAGCAATGTTCCTTTTTCGCTGGCGCTTATTAGGCCGCCTTGCGGTTCCCAATACTCAAAAGCCAGTTCAAGCAGGCCGCCCCAATACAGCCGGTGGTGTTGGATTGACCGCGGTTTTAACATGACAGCCTTGACGCGCACGCCCTGGCCAAGCTTCCAAGATTTAACAAGGTCTTGATCGGTTTGTGTTACCGGGCGCAATGAACCGTCCTGGCACTTTACCAGTGTTATTTCAGTTGCCATAAATCACCATGCAAAATCAGGGCGTACAGGAAGGACAAACAAGTGACGCATATTTGCTACGTTCACCACTTTTGATCGCTCAGGGAAAACTTCAACGGCGCATTTATCGTGGTACCCAACTGCGTTTTTAATCTCCTGAAGTTGGTCCCAGGTTATTCCGTCAGCCCACTTGGAGCCTTTTCGCTTGGTTTGACAAATGCTTAACCTGATGACGCCATCTTCACGGTATTCCTGAACAAGAAACTGACTTGATAAAAACACTTTAAACAGGTTTTTATTTTCCCTTGGCCATTCTTGCCTTGGTACTTCTGAGAAAGGTTTAATCTTCATCTTTATGCTCCAGTTGCATCATTGCCATTGCCTGGCTAATTGATACAGGGCCTTTCTTCTGGTTTGATCCTGATTGGTGGACCAGTAAAGCTTGGCGCGTATCACCGATAAGAACAGGCTCAGGTATTGCGTCCATGTGTCCTGTGTGTGAGTTTGACGCCTCAGTAACGCCTATCAGCTTTGAAGGGTACCGCTCAGGTGGTCGGTTTAAATATCCCTTGTAGCGCTTGGTAAATTCATTGCGCTTGAATGGGAGCTCATCATTGGTGATCTTGCAGAGCTCTATCCAGCCGCCCATATCTTCAATGCAGGCCATGATTGCAGGCTCATCGAATACCACTGTGCCGTATGAGCCAACGCGCTCAATAGTGCTTTCAACCTTTGACCAGGCTTGCAATGACCGGCTTTCTGGATCACCGTCAATGTGTCTAACCAGGTCGGCAGGCTTTGGCATGAATCGCCCGTCACCAGGATCGTTGATATGCGCATCCAGGGCGCGCTTAATATCTGCCAGGTCGTAGCGGTAAAGCGCACGAAAGGCCATGCCTAGCGCGGCGTCACTTGGTTGTTTACCGTATAGCTCGCAAGTCGCAGACCATACGGCGGTGAAGTGAGGGAAGTCAGACTTTTGCATTGCGGTGTTCCTCAAGTTTGTTCATACACAGATCCACCACACGGTTGCAGGTAGCAACGTCCATAAGTCCGATATGGCAATCCTCTTGGTTAATTCCTAATTGCTCAGCAAGCCAGGCATAGGCGTCATTGCGCTTCATGATCCCGTCTTGCCATAGCCAGTCAAAAGACTGGTGAGCGTTTCCCTTGGCCTTTCGCAAAACTTTGTCAGCCAACCGGCCAAGTGGTTTATCACCGTCACCTTGTCCGTTTCCAGGCTTATGGCATCCAACGTATGCAGATGGGTGCCCGTTGTCACAGTGCCAAAACTTCAGGTGGTACAAGTCGCGCCGGTGAGGGTAAATCACTTCGCCTGTCACAAGGTTTGCAGCCTGGCCGCAATAATCACAAATCACTGTCATGGTTTGGTCCTTAGTCTGGTAAGTCGTCAATCATCGCGCTGGCTCTATCGGCCTGGTTTCTTACGCGGCTTTCAAATTGTTCAAGGGTTTCAGTTCCTGGCCCGTTGAGGTAAGTCGGGGTGAACTTGGCTACGTTGTTGGCAAACTGTTCAACCTTGTCACCAGAGCGGCAAATCAAAGTAAGATCATCGTAGACAGTGCCAGAGTCGTTTTGCCCCATGTGGTGAGGTGACTTTGCACAACCTTCGATTGCCTGTTTGATCTGGTCTACCGTGTAGCCTTCCTTGAGTCTTGCCTCAACGCACTTCTTGCGTTTATCGGTAAGCTTGGCTTGTGATGTTTTCCCCATGGTTGTTATCCAATGGTCGAAAACTTCTTTCACCTGGTCGCGTATTTGGCGCGACATATTATTCCTTTCCCCTTCCCTTTCCTTTTCCCTTTCCTTTTCCCTTTCCTTTTCCCTTTCCCCTTCTGCGGCGTGCTCTACGCGTTGTTCACGCGTGACAGGAATGGTGCTGTTTGTTTTCTCAGGCTCAGTGATTACGGGGCTTTCAGGCGTGGTACCTTCATTGATGAGGGTACCATCCGACATATCAGGCAGCATTGACTCGCTTTCCCGGTTGTTTATGTGCTGGTGGCGCGTGAAAGTAGGAATGCACCCGTAAAACTCACCTTCAACTTCGTACTTCACAAGAAAGTCACGCGAGGCTAACGCGTCAATCACGCGTTCAAAGTCAAGATCATCATAGGGCAAAATATCAAGCTTCAATTGCTTTGGTCGCCAGCGAAAGCGCCCAGCTTTATCACAAACACAGAACAAGCCAATGAAGGCCAAGCGAACCGGTAGGCCGGTTTCTAGTTCTAAGTCGTGTAGGTCCTCATGCCTGAACAAGTCAGGCTTCACTGTTCGTATGCGTGCCATGGTTATTCCTTGTTGTAGTCCTGTTCCCCCAATGCAATAAATTCAGATGCAGTGAGCTCAAAGATTGCAGCCAGCTTTTCAATATTGGATAGGCTTATCCGTTCAGAGTTAGCAATTGTGCTGGTGCGTGTGCGGCTAATGCCAAGTTGCTCAGATAGCCAGGTCACGGTCTTACCGCGTTGTGCCAGCGCTACCTTTACTGAGCGGCCAATGTTCATGTTCGTTTCCTCATTGGTGGTTTGATGATTCGAGTGAATACTACAACGAGAAGTTAAAAAAATCAAACATTAATGTTGACAATTGTATTATATTGGTGTAATTTTCAACTCAACGCTGATACGGAGAGTAAGCCGTTATGAAGAATAAAATTAAGTACGCCGCTTTAGTGGCTGCAATGATTGGGCTTTTTGGGATAGTTGGATCAATGGATTACCAGGACCAACTTGATCAGGAGGCGCATTACTGCCAGATGGTCGAACAAGGCTACTGGCCTAACTTCAACCCTGAAACAAACTGCGATAAGGAGAGTGGCAATGACCGCTAATACCCTACCCGAAACAATCAAGGTGAAAATATACATTCAAGTTTCACCGCATACCGATGAGCCTCAAGCGTTTACTTCCGACATGAGCGAGTATGGTTATATTCCTCTTGGTACCGATGAAGTGATCGTCGCGGTTCCTCAAACTGACCGCGTTCTTGCTGAGATTGAAATGTTGGAAAAGACAGCAGACAAGATCAAGGCCGACACTCATGCCAAACTTAAAACGATTGATGACCGCATTCAGTCATTGAAAGCGCTCGAGTACAAACCAGGTGATGACAATGAGTGATAAAAACCTATCTATCTGGGCGCAAGTTGACGAAACGGCGCCAGGTTATACAAAGCCTTCTGAGCTAAATGGGCGCATTGTCACCAGCATTAACGGCACTTACATGGTTAAGCGAGCCACTGAGGTTTTTGGTCCAGTAGGTAAAGGTTGGGGCTATGAGATCACAGAAGAACGCTTTGACCAGGGCGGCCCTATCATCCACAACGGCAATGTGCTTGGTAACTCAATCATGCACACCATTAAGCTAACGCTTTGGTACCTGGATGAAGAAGGTGAGCGCCGTGAGGTTAGTCACTTTGGGCATACGCCTTATGTGCTTGGTACTCACTATGGATCAATGACTGACTTTGATGCACCAAAGAAAAGCCTGACCGATGCAATTAAAAAATGCCTTTCAATGCTTGGCTTTAGTGCTGATGTTTACCTTGGTCTGTTTGATGATCAGGGATATGTGGAAGCGGCACGCGTTAAAGAGTCAGTGAAGAAAGCTGATGATGCAGACGCAGAGCTTATCAAACATCGCCAGGAGTTTGGCGAGTGGGCCGAAGGTGAGCTTAAAGCTTACGCTCAGATACCTAACAAGGCAACATTGCGAACAGTTCACCAGGGCCACCTGAAGAAAATCGCAAGGCAATGTCAGGTGCTTGGTATCGACCAGGAAAAAGCAAAGAAACCGTTTGTTGATGCCTTCCAGGCACGAATGGATGAGATTGCGCCAGACGTTGACCTGGTGTGTGCTGATTGTGGTGTTGTCGGAAAGGGCAAGCCAGATAGTAAGTGCCCTGAATGTGGCGGAAAAAGAAGCCCGGAATAATCCGGGCCTAAATTGACAGTGATCCAAAAGGAGAAACCCTATGACTTCACTAAACGAAGTTAACATTGAAACCGGAAAAGTTGAAGTAGAAGTTTTCAACAAAACTGAAGCGGCGCTTGCAGAGTTGCGTGAGCGCTATGGTGTTGTGCCAAGCCTTGATACCGAGGAAGGCTACAACTTTGTGACGGATGGCTTGAAAGAGCTTGTTAGTTTGCGCACTTCACTTGATGCTGAGCGCAAGCGCATTAAGCAGCCATACCTTGACGCCGGGCGCATTATTGATGCTGAAGCAAAGCGCATTACTAAAGCGTTAGTTGAGCTCGAAACACCAATGAAGGACGCCAAGAAAGAGTTTGATGACCGCGAAAAGCGCATGAAGGAAGAACGCCTTGCGCGCTTACGCACCAAGATTGAAGGTATCCGGTCTTGGGTAGTTCGCGCTCGCAACCAACAAAGCGCCACCATTGCTGAAATGATTGAGGAAGTTGACAGCATTGATACCGCTGAGGACTTCTTTGAGTTAAGCAAGGAAGCAGCTGAAGCCAAAAATGAAACACTTGAACACTTGAATGAAATGTACACCGAGCGCCTGGCGTTTGAGCGTTCAGAGCAGGAGCGCAAACAAGCAGAAGAAGCGCGCAAAGCAATGGAGCTTCAGCAGCAGATTGGCGAACGTATCAACAAGCTACGCATGATCCCTATGGATTTAATGGGCAAGAAAGCGAGTGAAATACTCACCAAAATTGCCAGCTTGAGAAATTACGAGCCACCAGCAGTAGAATTTGGTGAGCGCCACCAGGAAGCGCTTGATGCTCATAAGCAGGTGATCACTCAGCTTGAAACAATGGCGGCGCAGGCTGAAATGGTTGAGCAGGCAGAAGCAAAGCAAGCTGAAGAAGCGGCAGCAAAACAAGCGGCTGAGCAAGAAGCAGCAGCTGAGCAGGCGGCGAAGGCAGAGGCTGAGCGCAAAGAGAAGTTCCCAGGCGTTGATATTGAAGCTATTCACCATAAGCAGGAGGCGAAAGCCAAGGAGGTTGCACCACAAGAAGAACCAGAGCAGGACCGCGAAGTAACTATCAAGGTTGTTTGTGATAGCTCTAACAGCAGTGCAATTCTAAGTCTGCTTATGGATCAGTACGCGGTTGATATTGTTGGTGATGAGTTCACCGGCTTTGTAGTGACAGTTAAATAAATCAAAGGCGGCCATTGCGCCGCCATTAGGAGAAACCATGAAACCAATTATCTTTTACGACACAGAAACAACCGGCTTGCCAGACTGGAAAGTGCCAAGCGATAGCGAGCACCAGCCTCACATGGTTCAGCTGGGTGCAATCCTGGCTGATGAAGAAACCCGTAAGGTTATCAGCACTCTTGATGTGATTATTGCCCCTGGCGCTTGGTCAATACCGGCTGAGGTATCAGAGATTCACGGTATCACTGAAGAAATTGCCAAGCAGGTTGGTGTTAACGAAGAAGATGCGCTTGTGCTTTTTACTCAAATGTGGGGTGGCGCAAAGCGTGTGGCCCACAATAAGACGTTTGATCAGCGCATTGTCCGTATTGGCCTGAAGCGTTACGGCCATCCTGAAGCCTTAATGGATGATTGGGCAGACAAAGACAGCCATGAATGCACCATGATTATGGCGAAGCCTATCATGCAGCTTTTGCCAAAGGGTAAGTACGGCTACAAAAACCCTAAGCTTGAAGAAGCTTATGAATATTTCACTGGCAAGAAGCTTGAAAACGCTCACACAGCACTGGCAGATGCTAAAGCGTGCATGGAAGTGTATTGGGCTATGAAAGACTTGGAAAATAAGGAAGAAGCCAATGCTGACACTAACGCGCCGTATTAGTGAAAAATTGATCATCGACACCGGGCGAGAGGTTATCGAGGTTGTACCGCTTGGTGTCAATGGTTCCCAGGTAAAATTGGGAGTTAACGCCCCGCGTGATGTTGAAGTTCACCGCGAGGAAATTTACGACAGAATCCAACAGGAAAAGCAAAAATGAATATTGAATTGATAGTTAGTGTTAGCGGAAAAACAAAATAGTGGGCATTGGGCTTTAAATTTAAAACTGAAGCTGAGGCTATTGCAGCTGTGAAAGAAAATAGCGATGCCTTGCGGTACGTGAAAGAGTTGATAAAAGCGTTTGACCAGGTAATTGAACAAGCCAGGGGTGAATGCGTTGACCGCCAGCATGGTGTTATCAGCGCTGAAGATGAAGCCTGGCAAACTTTGGAGAAATTTAATGGGTAAATTCTCAAGTAACTTAACCGATCGGCAAAGAGCAAAGCGAGTTGAAGAACAAAAGCTAATACTTATTGCCAAAACATGCCATGAGGCAAACAGAGCGTACTGCCAGGCAATGGGTGATGACTCGCAGCCATCATGGGAAGATGCGCCAGACTGGCAAGTGAAAAGCGCTATAAACGGGGTGGCTTTTCATATCGTCAATAAAGGCGCAGGGCCTGAAGCCTCGCACAACAGCTGGATGGCCGAGAAAGAGGCTGATGGTTGGATTTATGGTGATGTTAAAGATCCTGAAGCAAAAACCCATCCGTGCATGGTTCCATTCGATCAGCTTCCAAAAGAACAACAGGCCAAAGATTATATTTTCAGGTCTATAGTTCACGCCCTATCGTGAGGTGAAATATGGCACGCGGAATTAACAAGGTAATCATTGTCGGCAACTTAGGTCAGGACCCGGAAGTTAGGTATATGCCTAATGGTACAGCCGTGGCAAATCTAAGCATTGCCACCAGTGAGCAGTACAAAGACAAGCAGACAGGGCAGCCGATAGAAAAAACAGAGTGGCACCGTGTTGTGTTGTACGGGAAGTTGGCAGAGGTGGCCGGCAAGTACACGCGAAAAGGCTCAAAGCTTTACATTGAAGGCAAGTTGCGCACGCGCAAGTGTCAGAACCAGCAAGGCCAAGATCAGTACACCACTGAGATTATTGTTGGGCCTGGTGGTGAGTTTCAGATGCTTGATGGTAAACCACAAGGGCAACAATCCGGTAATACCGGACAGTACCAGGGGCAGCAAGGCGGAGGTTATGCCAAGGCCAAACAGGGAACAAGCCAAAGGCAGAGCGCACCGCCTCAGTACAATGAGCCGCCAATGGACTTCGATGACGACATCCCTTTTGATCAAGACCGTTACGTGGCCGGTCATTAAAGATAGTCGCGTTATTGTTGCGTGCTTCACGCGTGAGGCACGCGTTAACCTTGGAGATTGACAGTGGATATTCCAACAATGAAAGGACAGACAAAACCAGACTGGCAAGACATAGCCAGCAAGGACATTCAAATTGGTATGGCAACGGTAAAGGCATTGCCAAAAGACGGGTGGTTATTGCCTGGTAAGATTGTTGTGACATTAAGAAGCGAGGCGGAAGCGGCAGCAAAGCGCCTTAATTCATTGATGATGAAAATGGACCGCCAGCGAAACCGATTATAAAGAGGCTGACTTATATTGACATTGGTTTATAATCAACCCTGTATTGACAATAAAAACGGGGTGTTCTATGGCGTTCAAATTTAGTGAAAGAAGCAAGAGCAGGATGGCCGGCGTTCATCCTGAGCTTGTTTTGGTGTTTCACGAAGCTTTAGCTGTATCACCTATCGACTTTGGTATCCCTGAGTATGGCGGTTTAAGGAGTGCGGAAGAGCAGCACTCGCTATTCCTGGATAACAAGAGCAAGGCCGATGGTTACAACAAGCTGAGCAATCACCAGTCTGGCAATGCGCTGGACTTCTACGCCTACCTTAATGGTTCGGCAAGTTATGATAAGGTTCACCTGGCAATGGTGGCCGCAACAATCCTTTCGACAGCTGAGCGATTAAAAGCGCAAGGCAAGATCACAATTTCACTACGATGGGGCGGCACGTTTGGAAACAAAGGCCGCTCTTTCCATGGTTGGGACTATCCGCACATGGAGGTTATCAATGCTTGATTTATTGATAGGTCCAGTGACAAGTATCATTGATAAGCTGATACCGGATAAGGAAGCAGCCGAAAAAGCAAAACTCAAGCTTATTGAGTTGCAACAGAATGGCGAACTGGCAGAGCTCAATGCAATGGTTGAGCTCAATAAGGCCCAGGCAGAAATCAATAAGCAGGAAGCGGCGCACAAGTCTTTATTCGTAGCAGGATGGCGCCCATTCATTGGATGGACTTGCGGTATAGGCGTATTCTGGCAGTTTGTCGGGTACCCGGTAGCAACATTCATCATATCCACCACCGGCGCTGTAGCAACGGTGCCAACAATCCCAACAGATAACCTTTTCGAGCTCATCCTCGCCATGCTTGGTATGGGAGGCTTGCGCACATACGAAAAGCTGAAGGGTAAGGCAAGGGAACAATAAATGGCACGCAGAGCAGCAAAGACTGACGCGAACCAGCAGGAGCTAGTTGAAGTTATGAGGGGTATGGGTGTTAGTGTGGAGATCACAAGCAGCGCCCATGATGGCATGACCGATCTGGTTGTTGGCTATGGTGGCATTACCGTATTGGTAGAAGTAAAGGACGGGGACAAAGTTCCGAGCAAGCGCAAGCTGACACCGGCGCAAGTGAAGTTCCATGGAGGGTTTAAGGGGGCTATCACTGTGATTGAAACCGTTGACCAGGCTATCAACCTGGTAAATGAGATCAGAAAGGTGGCGGCCCAGGTCAAAACTAACTGGAATATGGGGGCGGTAGCGTATGCCTGACGGTCAAGGCGGTTCAAACATTATCAAGATGCTGGTTGATGCTGGCCTTGGGTACCTGTGGTTCATATTCCTAGCGATATGGGGTGGCACCGTGTCTTACATTAACCGAGTCAGAAAAACCAA